CGTCCTCGCATAGGACTGGGTGCGACTGGCAGAACTCGACTTTCTCAAACACATCCACGGGCTTCTCGATCTCCATGCGAAATCCAAGGGGGACGAACCAGTTTACCAGGTCGCCTGTAAAGGCCTGGAGGTCGGTGCGTTCCATGAACACCACGCAGTCGTCGCCGTTGTTGGCGAGACGAACCGTGAGTCCACACTCCTTGGCACGGAGGTGAATGAGCGAGCACATGATGATGCAATTTCCGACGGCAGTGTTAATGTCGCCGGAGCTGCGGGTGCCTTCGATGGTGAATTTAACTTTACCATCCTGGGTGTAGGCAATGCCCGTATTCTTCTCCTGTCGTTTAAGGAGGCGGGCAAGCTTTTCACTACGATAGACGCCATTGTAGATGCCATGCTCGAACCGCAGAGCGGTTTGTGAGACGTGCATGTCAAATTTGGTGGCGTCAAGACCAATAGCCACGGGGTCCGAGAATTGTTCCCACATCTCTCGGAGGTGCCCCGCGGCGGAGCAGGCGTTGAAGCCCTTGATGACAGTTGTTCCCCCGAACAACTGCCCAATAGCCTTGAATATGGGCTTTTCTAAGTGTTTAATATACCTAGCCAACTCGAGGGTGTATTCGGGGGTCCTCGGCTGGATGATGCGAGGGGCCTTCGAGAGATGTACTTTCTCGAACTTCACGAACGTTCCTAATACGTGCGCGCTGGCCCCAAGCCCGTGTGTATTGAGCTGCCTGGCCGCTCGCTCATACACCAATCGTTTTCTTCCGTGGTACGATTGAACCACTTGATCGCGAGTGCGAGCACAAAGGCCGAAGCCTCGGAGCTTGGACACCACTGAGTTTCGGAAGTAACTCAAGCGGTCGTACTCGTGATCGTGTACGGGTAACGGCGGCAAAAAGTCGTCACCGACCTTACATCGAAAGTAACGCTCACTGAGCGCTGCAACCACTGCGGCAGTGTTGCTGTTAAATACTCCCCATTCTGGTCGCCGTAACCCGTTGATGCAAACAAAACGTCTCTCCCTAAGGATGGCATCACTACATCTGGACACCCTCAATCCGGGGTGCACGTAGCCACTGGGAGCATCAATCCCAATGTCAGTGTAGCAGCCGAAACGTCAGCCCTGCTCAACCACGCGCGGTGGAGCAAGGCCTTGCGCCACTAACGAGTCGGCCAGGACATCGTAGTGGAGGTTAGAGAAGAAGGCCAAGCACGCGAACGTGACATGGCGATCGATGGAACCACCATCGCACCCTAATTTACGTAGGGTCTTCCTCATGTACTGGTCAACGATACGTGCAGTGGCCTCGGTATTCCTCCGACGTCCAAACTGCGCGCGCGCGTGATTGACTAGTACAGCCGCCAACTTTGAGCTATAGACATGCTTCGTCACCAGGTCAACGACGCCGGCAACGGTCTCTTTCTCATCAGGGGTGGCACTCCCTGTGCGCCTGTCCCCGGTTAGGGGGGCGCTCGCAACCATTTCTGGCTCTTCCTCATCCGGAGGGGTCGGCACTCTATGGTACGGGACCAATGGTCCGCACCAATCAACCCGGTGTAGCTTGTCAGGTACACCAAACTCTGCCTGAACGTCCAGCGTCATCAATGTGACGCAGTCGGCAAAGGCCGCCATGCCATCCAGGAAGGCAATGGAGACCCCACGCCTCGACGGGGGTTTGACAGTAGTCTCGCGGGGGGATTCGCCCGCGTCGATAAACGCCGCTGTGTGATGGCGGCGAGTGGTTGTGCTTTTTACAGCATGCCACCCAAGCTCGTATTGGGCGGCGATCGAGACAGCACATGCCTCGCCTTCGTGGCACTCCACGGTTCCGGGTTGGATAGGCCCGGGGTCCGCACTGACGTGCGGATCATCCCCCTGTGCTTGGGGGGCATCGCCAACTGGGGCGGTATCGACAGGCGCGAGAAGCGTGTCGGAGCCAATTGGCTCTGGTGCGTTCGTGGGCACTCCGGTGTCGGCGCCCGCCTCGAGGGCGGCCACCACACCATTGTACTCATTCACGGCCTTGTCCAAGGGACCGTGATAGAACATGACCTCACGCAAGATGTCAGTCCGGAGCTTACGGGCTCGTACCCGGTCTCCAAACTCCACCTCGCTGTGGGACATGCGCTCAACAAACAATTTTAACGACCTCCAGGCAGCACCTATGCCTAGACAGTCCCACCCGACCGATTCAACGCCGCTATGCAGGTCGACGTAAAACCGATCAGTCCGTATCTCTCTTACTTCATCTTCGCAAACCAGGCGACCCTCCTGGATAAGGGCCGCCACCCGGGCGCTCCGGGCTTCGCTTTGGTCGTTGGCAGATGTAGTTGTAGTCATGATAAGGATTGGAAGGGGGGTGGCGAGGGTTTATCATACCCACAACATGGTTACCGACCATCGGGAGGAGTCTAAAGCAGACCTCACTGCTCGCCGAAGCTCTTTCTCGCGTCCTAGACGCCAGTGCTGACTCCTTCCCCGAAGGGATAGCCACAGATCAGCACACCTTTGTATCCCTCTCGGGGCCCACGGCCTACGGCATACGCTACTGGGTTAG